CAAAAGGACTTTATAAAGATATTAAAGATGCTGTTGTTTCTGCTGGTGCTAAATATCATAAATCTATTTATGTTATGTTAGAAGATGGAACGCTTGCTAATATTCAGTTAAAAGGTGCTTGCGTTAAGGAGTGGGGCGATTTCTTTAACCGATCTAAAAAACGTTTAGCCGATGAGTGGATTATTATTGATAGCACTAAAAAAGGTAAAAAAGGTGCTGTTACATTTTATACTCCAGAATTCAAATTTGAACGATCTTTAACAGAAGATGAATCAGTACAAGCCGATGAAGTATTTGATATATTAGATACTTACTTACAAGCGTGTTTAAAAAAGCCTGTAGTTAACATTGAGGTTAATGAACCTGAAATATTAGAAGAAGAAGAAGAAGATTTAGCATATTAATAAACAAGGCTCGGCAAAGCTTAAACCACTCTTAACGGAGTGGTTTTTTTAGTTTATAACATAAATGTTATAAATAAATTTACTTTTTTTATTTTTTAAAATCGATAAATTGTTTAAAATATCGATACGGAATCGATAAAATATCGATTTTGGTTTTTGTAAAGTACTTATTTTATTGGTGCTCCCTCGATAGAACCGATAAAACACTAAAATATATTAACCCCCCCCCTATTTTATTGTTTTTTATATAATAGGGTTAAGGTACAATGTAACTTTTTAACATTCTATCGGTTCCGTAATTAGCTTAAGTATTGATTTTATTAGTTCTAACAAAGTATTAATAAAAAAAACATATCGATTCCTATCGATTCATTATCGATTTTTTAAAAAATGTAGTTGTATATTGATTTTTTTTTTATATTTGCATATCTATCGACATTAAAGAAAACATTATATTAAACCCATAATGAACCAGAAGTCGATAGCTGGGGATTTATGGGTTTACTTATTTAATTACTTATTATGAAATTAATTATTACAAACAGAAAAGAGTTTGAAAGTTATTTTGACGACCCAAACTATGAAAGTTTTTCTTCTAAAGAAATTCACAAATTTACATTTCAACAATTACAACAAAATTTAGTTGTAAACAATTCAATTCCATTAATGCTATTGCAAAATATTGATTTAGATGGATGGAAAGATGCTGAATTTAAACTACAAGGTTATAAAGATGGTTTTTGTTTTTATCAATTTATTGGAGTAATATCTTAATATGAAAGAAATTAAATCTCTTATAGAAAAAGGATTTAGCATTATGCCTTTAAATCCAGATAAATCCCCAGCTTTAAAAACTTGGGTTCATTTACAAAAAGAAAAAATAACTGATTTATCTAAATTTACAAATAATAATATTGGTTTAATATGTGGTAAAATTTCAGGTAACATTTTAGTTATTGATGTTGATTGTAAATATGATCTAACAGGAAAGTTATATTCTGATTTAAAAGAATTAATTGAAAATTCAAAAGAAGGACTTTTTAATAAATTTCAAGTACATGCAACTGTTAAGGGTGGATTTCATTTAATATTTAAAACAGAATCTGATCCAATAGGAAATAAAAAATTAGCTTCAAGATTAGCAAATGAAGAAGAAAAAGCAAAAGGGGACAAAGTAAAAGTTTTAATTGAAACAAGAGGAGAAGGAGGTTATATTTGTTTCCCTCCTATGGATGGTTATTCTATTTTAAAAGAAGGGTTTGAAACAATAACAGATGATGAATTAGATATATTATTATCTTGTTGTAGAAGTTTTAATCAAATTCAAGAAAAAGAAATTGAGTATAATAAAAAAATAGATAATTCAAATTATGTAAATAGCCCTTTTGAAGATTATAATAATAGAGGGGATTGTGTTCAAGAGTTGATAAATAATGGATGGAAATTTGCTTTTGAAAAGGGAAGTAATATTCATTTAAAAAGACCCGGAACAACTGATTCAAGAACAAGCGGTAATTTTTCAAAAGAACATAATAAATTTTATGTTTTTTCAACATCAACAGAATTTAAAGAAAATACAGCTTACAGTCCTGTTGCTGTTTTTTGTAAATTAAATCATAATGATAATTGGACAGAATGTGCTAAAGATTTAATTTTAAAAGGCTTTGGAAAAAAAAGAGAATTAATCGGAAAAAAGTATGCAAATGTAATTCAAAGAATGAAAAAAGAAGATGCTTCTTCAGACGATATTGTTATTGAATTACGAAAAATAGAAGGCAAACCAATTGATGAATTAAATAATATTTTAGAAAATTACGAAACGAATTTAGGAAAAAAAATTAGTACCTTTTGGAAAGTTGATATTAATCAAAAAGGTGAGTCTAAAATAACAATATCTTATTATGACTTTTGTAGATTTGTTAATGATAGTTTGAATATTTTTAGATTTAAACTTAAAGATGATGATGTTGGTTTTAGATATGTAAAATTAAAAGAAGGAAAAATTTTTAATGTTACAATGGCTGAAATAAAGGACTCAACAAAAGATTATCTTGAAAGCCTTGAACCTTATTTTGATGGAATTTATAAAGATCAATTAATGGAAGTTCTTTATCGTTCAGCAAATTCTATTTTTTCAGATAATATGCTTGAATTTTTAGAATATGCTGATGTTGATATTTTAAGAGCTACTTCAAATGATTCTTATTTTCCATTTTTAAATTGTATTGTAAGAGTTTCTAAATATAATAAAATTGAAGTTTTATCTTATGATCAAATAGATGGAAAATATGTATGGGATTCTTCGGTTATAAAACACGAATTTAATTTAGATTTTGATTATAAGAATTTTAGTTTTTACAAATTTTTAGAAAAAATAAATAAACATGAATATAGAGAGCCTTTAAATCCTGTTACTGTTGTTTTTGGTGAAGAAACATCTGATACTAATTTAGGAGGAGGAGCTGGAAAAGGAATACTTACAACTGCTTTGGCAAAACTTTCAAACTTAATTAATATTGATGGTAAAAGTTTTAATCCAGATAGAGAATTTGCATTTCAAAGAGTAAACGTTGATAGTAGATTAGTAGTATTACAAGATACTACTGATAAATTTGACTTTGAAGCTTTATTTTCAAAAACAACAGATGGATTTACTATTAGAAAAATGTTTACTCCAGAAATATTTGTTCCTTTTGAATTATCTCCAAAGTTTATAATAACTACTAACTATACTGTTGATAATAGTAGTAGTGCGTCTGAAAGAAGATTAAAACTTTTAGAATTTAGTAGTTTTTTTAATAGCAAAAACAAACCTATTGATTATTTAGGAGAGGTTCTTTTTAATAGTTGGGATTCAGAAAAATGGAATAAATTTTATACATTAATGTTTGATTGTATATTAATTTATTTAGAAAATGGAATTACAGAAATATCTGAAACACAAACATCTAAAATTAAAAGAATTTCAACAAAGTATGGCGATGACTTTTTAGGATGGTTTAAAGAATATAGTCCTGATAATGATTACATCGATTTTCAAGATATTTATTTAGAGTTTTTAAAATCTGTAGGATATAATGAAAAGGGTTATTCACAAAAAAGATTTAGTTATGCTATTACTTTTGCGTGTGAAACTTATAATTTTAATTTAGAAAAAATTAAAGATCCTATAACGAAAAGGTTAAAAATAAAATGGATAAATAATTTAATTGAAAATACAGATACTAACGAAGATGATATAATGTTTTAAATATGGAATTAAGAGATTACCAAATTAAAATTTCAAATGAAGCATCTGAAATTTTAGAGCGTAAAAAGTTAGTTTGCATATTTGCACAAGTTAGAACAGGTAAAACTTTAATGGCACTTCAAACGTGCCAAAACTTTAAAGCAAAATCAGTTTTATTTATTACAAAGAAAAAAGCAATTTCAAGCATCGAATCCGATTATGTAAACTTTGGATTTACATTTGATTTAATTGCTATTAATCGTGAATCATTACACACGATAACCAATAACGATTTTGATATAGTTATAATAGATGAGGTTCACGGATATACTTCATATCCAAAACCGTCGAAGTATTACAAAGATATTAAACAACGTTTTGGGAATTTACCTATGATAATGCTTTCAGGAACTCCAACTCCTGAAAGCTACTCACAATTTTATCATTTGTTTACGCTTTCAAATCATCATCCGTTTAATGATCATAAGAACTTTTATAAATGGGCAAATGAATATGTTAAAATTAAGCAAAAGCGTTTAGGATATGCAACTGTGAACGATTATTCAGATGCTAATAAAAAAGATTTTTGGCACTTGTGTAGATATTATATTTTAACATATACACAATCGGAAGCTGGATTTACATCCAACGTTAATGAAATGGTTTTAGAAGTTGAAATGCAACCTATAATTTATAAAATAATTGATAAGTTAAAAAAGGATTTAGTTGTAACTTCTTCAATAAGTGGTAAAACAATTGTAGCAGATACCGCAGTAAAGTTGCAGCAAAAGATACATCAACTTTGTAGCGGAACTATAAAATATGAGGATGGCACAACTCAAATAATAGACAATTCAAAGGCGTTATTTATTAAAGAAAAATTCAAAGATAATAAGATAGCAATCTTTTATAATTTTGTAGCTGAACTCGAAATGTTAAAAGAAACGTTTGGCAATAAATTGACAACGGATTTAGACGAATTTAATACAACTGATAAATGGATAGCACTTCAAATAGTTTCAGGGCGTGAAGGTATTAGTTTAGCAAAAGCCGACGCTTTAATTATGCTTAACATACAATTCAGTGCAGTTAGTTACTTTCAAAGTAAAGACAGATTGACAACAAAAGATAGGCTTGTAAACAATGTATTTTGGATATTCTCCAAAGATGGAATAGAACAAAATATTTACAATGCAGTTTCAAAAAAATTAGATTATACAAACTCAATTTTTAAAAAACAATACAATGTTAGAATCAAAGATACAAACGAAAATCAAAAAGAAGTTAGAAGCAGAAGGATGGCTCGTTATTAAATTAATACGAACTTCTGTAAATGGAATACCTGACATATTAGCTTTAAAAAATGGTAAGGCTATTTTTATAGAAGTAAAACAACCTACTGGTAAAATATCGGAAGTGCAAAAATTAAGAATTAAACAACTTCAAGAACAAGGCTTTGAAGTTAAAATATGGCAAGACTATGGAATTGATTTTAAAACTTCCTAAAGGAAAAGAAATTTATACTGATTTACGTTTACAAGTTGGCGACACAGGTAGACCTTTCCGATTAATAGGAGTAGTAAAAGAAACTCGCAAACCATCAAAATGGATTGATAAGTCAGATCATTGGCATTGGGTTTTAGAATATCGGTACACCGACAGACCACACCTGCAGGAAGGTTTTAATATAGAGATTGATTATTTTGATAATTTTTTTAGTTTTGAAAAAATAAATTTGTAATTTGTATTTATTTTTTGTATACATTTGTAAAAAATAGCAACGTTCTTACAATGGCTTATATTTAAGGTTATTAATTCAGGTTTGGCTATTCCTGATTTATTTTAAAAAATGTTAGAGAAACTATTTCAACATCATAATCAGCTTATCGAATACGCAAAAATATTTGATAGCTCTTACTACGAAGATATAGTTTCAGAAACATATTTAAAATTACATCAATATTCAAGCGAAGAAAAATGTTTTACAAATGGTAAACTAAACAAAGGCTATTTATTTATTGTTATTCGTTCAGTATATTTACAAACTTTTTATAATAAATTTGTAACATCAGAACCTATTGATATACCAATAGAAGATAACTTTGATGAAGATTACGAAATTGAATGGTATAAATTTAGAACCAAATGCGAAGCGGAAGTAAACAGCTGGGACATGTACGATAAAAAGCTATTTACAATTTATAGGGATAATGACATATCTATGCGTAAATTAGCAAAAGAAACAGGAATAAGTTTTGTAAGTATATTCCACTCGCTAAAAGCACATAAGAAAAAATTAAGGGAGTTATTCCAAGAAGATTATAATAATTTAAAATAAAAAAAATGGCAAGAGGAAGAAAGCCAAAAGGACTTGGCGACACAATAGAACAAATCACAACTGCAACAGGAATAAAAGCAGTTGTAGATAAGATTTCAGAAGTAACAGGAATTGACTGCGGATGCGAAGAACGTAAAGATGCACTTAATAAACTTTGGAGTTATAGACAACCGAATTGCATTTCAGAGGATAACATCACTTGGTTAGCTGAATTTTTACCTAACAAACCTGAACAACTTACAATCAAAAGTCAGGAACGTTTAAAGATTATTTACAAAGAAGTGTTTAGCATTGATTTTAAGACAACTTCTTGCGGTTCTTGTTGGCGTGATATGATAAGAGAAATTGAAAGAGTTTACGAGGTGCAGACAAATGAAAAATAATATTGATGTAGAATGGGAAAACGTAAATATATAGAAACACCTGAAAAACTTTTAGAATACTTTGAAGAGTACAAAAAAGAAACTAAAAGCAATCCTATTCAAGTTCAGGACTATGTAGGCAAAGATGCCGAAATGGTTTATAGAACTAAAGAAAGACCTTTGACAATTGATGGCTTTGAAGTGTGGTTATTTAAAAAAGGAATTATAAGCGATTTAAGCAACTATTTTGCTAATAGTGATAATAAGTATTCTGAATATTCAACTATCTGTTCACATATTAGAAAAGAAGTCCGTAGCGACCAAATCGAAGGGGGTATGGCGGGTATCTACAATCCATCTATTACACAACGTTTAAATAATTTAGTTGAAAGACAAGAAAATACAATTGTAACTGAACAACCACTATTTCCTGATAAGTAATGTTTGTTAGAACAACGGTAATAAATAAGATACTTAATTTGACAAAATTTGTCAAAGGAATACAAGGAGGCACTTCAGCAGGTAAAACTTTTGCGGTGCTTCCTATTTTAATTGATATAGCTACGAAAACAAAACTTACTGAAATATCAGTTGTAGCGGAATCAATACCACATCTTAAACGTGGTGCAATGAAGGACTTTAAAAAGATAATGATTGAAACGGGGCGTTTTGTTGATTCAAGATGGAACGCAACAGATTTTAAATATACTTTCGCAAATGGTTCTCAAATAGAATTTTTCAGTGCTGATAACGATAGCAAATTAAGAGGTGCAAGACGTGACTATTTGTATATGAATGAGGCTAATAATATGACCTTCCACGCTTATACAGAATTAGCATCACGTACAAAGAAAGGTGTTTATTTAGATTGGAATCCTGTAAACGAGTTTTGGTTTCACACCGATTTAAAAGATGACAACGATGTTGATTTTATAATTGTTAATTATTTAGATAACGAGGCTTGCCCTGAATCAGCTCTTAACTTTATTTTAAAAGCAAAAGAGAAAGCAAAGACTTCTGCATATTGGGACAATTGGTACAATGTTTACGGACTCGGTCAGATAGGTACACTTGAAGGTGTTATTTTTAATAATTGGCAAACTATTGATGTATTACCAAATGATGCACGTTTATTAGGTTATGGTCTTGACTTTGGATATTCAAACGACCCAACCGCAATAGTTGAGGTTTACAAATGGAATGATAAAAGAATCATAAACGAAATATGTTATCAAAAGGAATTATCAAATAGTCAGATAGCAAAGTTTATTAAAACGCAAGAAGATTGTTATTGTGATAGTGCAGAACCAAAATCAATAGCGGAATTAAAAGCATTTGGAATTAATGCGAGATCAGTCCGTAAAGGAACAGATAGTATTAACTTTGGTATTCAAGTAATGCAAGAGCAAGAGTATTTAGTCACAAAGTCAAGTATTAATTTAATTAACGAGTTAAGAAAATACTCTTGGGATAAAGACAAAAAAACAGGTGCTAAATTAAATAAACCTATTGATAATTTTAACCATGCAATAGATGCTTTTAGGTATCACGAAATGGAATCAATAGGAACACCAAACAAAGGTAATTACTATGTCTACTAATCAACCTACCTATGGGCAAATGATAGCAGTAGTTGAAATATACATACTCAAAAAAACAGGGCAACAAATTAAAATAAACCTACCCAGAAACGTGGGCGAAATTAAAAAATTAGTTCAAGCATACCAAACAGCAACAAGGCAATCTTAACGGATTGCTTTTTTACTTTATACAAAAAACCTAAAACCTTGTTTTTAAATAAAAGAATATGAAAATAGATAATAAATTTAATTTAGAAGAAGTTGTATTTTTAATAACAGATACAGACCAATATGCAAGAATAATAACAGGAATACAAATTTATAAAAATGGAATACTTTATAGACTTGCTTGCGGAACTTCTGATAGTTGGCATTATGAATATGAAATAGCGACAGATAAAAACTTTTTAATATGAAAATAAATATTACGATACCTGAAACACTAAACGAAATTACTCTTTATCAATATCAAAGATTTGAGAAGTTAATTTCAAACAACGAGCCGAGCGATTTTGTTAATCAAAAGACAATAGAAATCTTTTGCAACATTGAATTAAAAGACGTTGCGAGAATACGAATAGCAGAAGTAAGCGAAATTTTAACGCATATCAACAACCTATTACAACAAAAGCCTAAACTAACAAACACGTTTAAATTAGGAGTTTATGAGTTTGGGTTTATACCGAAGTTAGAAGATATTACTTCCGGTGAGTATATCGATTTAGAGAGTTATTTAAGCGACACGCAAACACTTCATAAAGCTATGGCGGTGCTTTATAGACCGATTAAAAATAAAACAAAATCTCTGTACACTATTGAAGAATACAACAAAGATTCACAAGATATGGCCGAAGTTTTAAAGTATATGCCTTTAGATATTGCACTTGGTTCGATGCTTTTTTTTTGGACTTTGCTCAACGACTGCGTGAGCGGTTTGACGGACTTTATACAGAGCGAAGTGGAACAATCGGAACAAGCGAAGAACATTTTGGAAAAAAATGGGGTTGGTATCAATCACTCTATGCAGCAGCTCAGGGAGATGTACTCAAATTTGATGCCGTTACAAAACTTCCCATCACACAATTAATGATGTGGTTAACTTTTGAAAAGGAAAAAACAGAAATAGAAATAAAAAATTTAAAAAGAAATGGTATATAGTTTAATAAATAAAATAAAAGAAGCGTTACTTGATGAACCTTTTGTTAATACAGTTACTGAGGGCGACATTTTCGAAGTAGATTTAGCTAAAAGAACTTTATTTCCTTTGTCGCATATTATGATTAATTCAGCAACGCATCAAGGGAACGTAATACAATTTAATGTTACTATTCTTTTAATGGATTTACTTAATCAAAAAGATGAAAGTAATAAAGTTGATGTTTGGAATACGCAAATGAGTTTAGGAGTTCGAGTTATGGATAGGTTAAATCGTGGTGATTTACGTAGTGACTTTTGGGAGTTGACAGGTTCTCCAAGTTTTGAACCTTTTACAGAAAGATTTGAAAACGATTTAGCCGGGTGGGCGTTGACGTTTGATGTATTGGTTCGTAATGACATGACTATATGTTAGATAATAAAAATACAAAGGAATATTTAAACGCATTTGCTAAATATGTTATTCAACAAAGTAGGAGCAATTTAACAAAGGGAAATAAAAACGTTGATAAGAAACTTTACAACTCTTTAGATAAAGAAATTGAAGTAAGTGCCAATAGTTTCAGAATGGCTTTTTTAATGGAAGATTACGGAGCTTACCAAGACAAAGGAGTTTCAGGAACGCAAAAGAAATACGACACACCATTTAGTTATAAAAGCAAAAGACCTCCTTTAAAACCTATACAAGATTGGGTAACAAAAAGACGTTTTCAATTTCGTAATAAAGAAACGGGAAAATTTATGAGTTACAAATCAACTGCTTTTTTAATTACGAAAGGTATTTTTAAGAATGGTATTAAACCGAGTTTATTTTTTACAAAACCATTTGAGAAAGCATTTGAACGTTTGCCAGATGAATTAGTTGAGGTTTATGGTCTTGATGTAGAACAATTTTTACAATATACAATTAATAAGAAATGAAAAAGATATTTATAAGAAGTCCGTACATTATTGAAGTAGATGAAGCTGGTCAAACGTCTGCAAAGATAGAGGTATATTTATGGAACAAAGGAACAACAGAGCCAACTGAACCAAATCATATATTTAGTAAACCTATTCCAAGTCCAACGCAAACAAAGTTATCTTGGAATGTTTCTAATTTAGCAGTTGCATTTATTAAACCAATTGCACCTTTTGTACCTACTGAGCCAACAGAAGAAAATGTAAATACGTGGTGCTATATGAAAGTAGTACGCTATTCAGATGATGTTGAGTTAGACGATGAAACTTTTGTTTGTTTAAACGGATATACTAATTATTTAGATGGCTATAACCAAAGTACAACTGATACTTATATTCCTCTTTTTAATCCGAATATTAAAAACTACGTTAAAGATTTTGATACAAATTATGTAAGTTTCTTTTTAGAAGAGGAAACCTATTCTACTTCTTATGGAGATGTAACTATTGAAGATGCAGGAGTTTGGAAGTTCCCAATATTAGAAGAAACTGAAAATGTAGAGGATTTTAATTTTTATGCGGAAGAATTATGCGAGCCTAAATATACGCCTATTGTTTGCACGTTTATTAATCGTTTTGGTGGTTGGCAATACTTAACGTTTTTTAAAGCTAATCAGCAAAGCATAGAGGTAAAATCTAAAGACTATAATCTATTACCAAGTTCAATAGATTTCAATCCATTACAAGGTGTAAAACAACGTTTTAATTTTCAAGGTACGCAAAAGATAAAATGTAATACAGGGTGGGTTGATGAAAATTATAGCGAGTTAATTCAGGATTTACTTTTAAGTCAGGTTGTTTTATTGGATAATAAACCTGCAATTGTAAAAAGTCAAAGTGCGGATATTAAAACGCATTTGAAAGATAGAAATATTAACTACGAAATTGAGTTTGAATACAACTACGGACTAATTAACGATGTGATATAATGGTAGCACTTTACATTTATGTTGATGGCATAGCGAAAAGAATTGAATTATTTGAAGATGAAAAAATAAGCGTTACTTCATCTGTTCAAGATATTGCTGACGTATCAAAAGCAAAGACAGATTTTACACAAAGTTTCACTATTCCTGCAAGTACAACTAATAACGAAATATTTAAACATTGGTACGAAAGTAGTATTGATGGTGGTTTTGACCATAGAGTAAAGTATAACGGATATATCGAAATTGACACGCGCACTTTCAGAGAGGGTGCGTTTGCATTAAACGATGTGAAGTACAAAAATGGAATGTTAGATGCTTATAGTATTGTATTCTATGGCAAGGCAAAAAACATAAAAGATATTTTAAAAGAAGATAAGTTAGCTAATTTAGATTTTAGTGCTTTAAATCACACCTATACAAGTACCGAAGTAATAAACAGAATTACAACATCAACTGGTAGTGTATCTTATCCATTATTTGCGAATGATAGAATATATGATTACAATACAGGCGGAAGTAATGACATTA